TTATCTATACATTAATGCGCGGCGGGGGATGGCGAAGTGTCAAGACACAATTAACAAGTACCGCTGAACATTTGAAAAGATTGATACATAACAATTCTAATTATTCACCGTCTGGCGTTTACAAATTCCATGATGGTAAAATTGAAGCTGTTGAATACAATCAAGACGAAGATGATCTTGATTTGTGGAGAGCAAATATTTCATTTAATTGTATAGTTACAGAGGTGTACGCATGAAAATAAAAGCGAATTTAAAGGTTTTACACAGGGCAAATCCGAATGCGATCTTATGTGATATGGCCTCGCTTGAGGAATTAAAAGATGGTAAGACTGTTGACATTGAAGAAAAGGCTGCAAAAGAATTGCTAAATATGGGTTTTGCAAAACAAGCCGATAACAAAATAAAGAAAAAGGAGTCAAATAATGGCTGATTCAAGAGTACTGCCCATAAGTAGTATATATTACGGCTTAAAGGCAGAAACAACATTCGGCACAGCATTAGATAGTTCTGGGGCAGACGGGACCGCATATCTAACGCAGCCGGTGGTTCAAGTACAAAAACCGACATTCAATATATTAAGGGAATCCCGATTGTTGTCTGGTCGAGGTAGTGTTAAAAACGCTGCCGACACAGTTGTGAACGCGAGGGGCGGAACGGTAACGATGCCGTTTGATATGTTAGCAACTCCCCGGACATTAGCACAACATATGCTTTTGGTAGGACAGGAAAACGGACAAAGCGGATCAATCCTTCACGAAATGGAAATTGATGGATCAAGTAATAACAAATCTATCGGTGGATCAATATCAAGCGGTTTACCGCATAGTTGTAATCTGGCTTATTTTCCGTTTGCCAGTGAGGGGATTAAAGTCTGCGGTGTAATTGTTTCCGATCTAACATTGTCTGGAGACATAGCTGCAAATAATGGTTTACTTTCAATGAGTGGAAATTATTTTAGTGGGTTCTCTAATCCAGTATCTACTTCAACTGCTCTTGAAATAGATTTTACTGTGGCGAATTGGGCTGCACGAGAAACTACACATTTCAACATTCTTGATATTGACACAAGAACGCTTGATGTTGAAGGTAACGCAACGCAGACATTCATTATGAAATCATTCAATTTCAATATTTCCAACGGTGTGAATCGTGTTGGCTTTGATACAAACGGAAATGCCGAAGTCTATGTATTTCCTGAATATGTAGTTACTGGTGATATAACCATCAAATATGATGATGAATTTGATTACGGCTCGGGAAATAATGTAATTCAGGATTTTCTTGATGGAGATACGCTTTCATTAAATATGGTATTTGGTGCAAGTAATGATGCGGAAGGTGAAGCCACTATTGCAGCAGAAATTCAATATACAGGCGATCCGGGTCAAGACATTTCTGAAAGTGGAGTATTTCATAGTCTTGCTTTTGAGTGTGTTCAAAACGGTTCAACAGAAGCATTTAAAATAAGCACATTTAAGAATGAAGCTGTGACTGCTTGGTAAAAATTAGGGAGGTCTAAATGATTGTAAAAGTTGGAAAGAAAGATTGGGACATAAATGATTGCACATACGCAGAACGGCGGGAGTTACACAAACTCAATGCAAAGGTCTGGTGGGATGGCGGCAAGATGGATGTTTTGTCATATTACGATGTTCTTGAAAAGGTGGGGGTAATCGCCGGACTTGGAGAAAACGATTTCAAGGATATGGACATGGCTAAAGTCGATGAGGTTCTTCAGGCGGTTTTCTTAGAATACCTGGGGATTGAACCGGCAAAAAAAGATTCCGGGGGTTGAGCCTTGCGGTTTGGTGTTGGCAACTTGGCTTTCCCGAACCGCGTGACATATATAGAAGCCTCCCCTATACGGTGGCGAAACTCCCGGTTACTTATAAACACGATCCGGTGCGAGTGCAGACAGTTGATGATATATGGAACATAATAGATGGAATATGTGAACCAAGCAAAGACTTTACAGATGGACAAATCCTTTACCATTCCGTTCCGTTCTTCGCAGACTGCAATCAAATTGTCGAACCCTGGATGATGGAAATGATTAACGAATATACTTATGTGACTCGCTTCAATATTTCATTAGGGGAACTCGATAATGTTTCAGCGCACCGATTGGATTGTTTTTCAATTATAGATATGGAAATAAACGCTTGTATGCAAGAAAAAGCAAAGAAAGATAATGGCTGATAAAAAACTCAATATTAAAGTCCGTACTCAAGGGGCGAAGCGAGCCAAAAAAGACCTAAAGGGCGTTGAAAGCGGAATAGCTAAAATGGGCAAAGCCGCCGCCATTGCCGCAACTGCATTTTTTGGTGCTAAAAAATTAATAGCCGGGATTCAAAAGACAGTAGAATTAGCAGCAAAGTTGGAAGGCGTTGAGCGTGGTTTTATAAATCTTACCAAATCGGCAAAATTTTCAGCACAGACATTTGATAAACTTCAAAAAGCAACTGACGGAACAATTAATTCCATTGAATTAATGACACAGGCAAACAATGCCATGCTTCTTGGAATATTTGAATCTGAAGATCAGATGGCAAGTATGTTTGATACTGCTCAAAGATTAGCCAAAGCATTAGGAAAAGATACACGTTTTGGTATTGAATCATTGGTTACTGGTATGGGTCGTCAATCAAAACTCATGCTTGACAATCTGGGAATTATGGTAAAAACCGAAGATGCTTATGAACAATTTGCGCTATCATTGGGAGTAACCACTTCAGAACTTACCGACCAACAACGGAAACAGGCTTTCGTAAACGCCTCCATGAAAGAAGCGAATAGACTTGTTTCAACGTTAGGGGAAGAACAATTAACGACAGCAGACGCAAGTAAACAATTTTCTGCTGCTGTTGATGAGTTATCAATTTCTATTGGTAAGGGATTTTCTCCATCTGTTGAAACTGGAACAAAAGTATTGACAGAATTTATAAAAAAAGCCGGAGAAACGGATTGGGACTTAACTTTTTCATCTTTGAAGATTCAACTTATGGCTATCTCCCCACATTTTGCCGCATTAGCGGGTGGTCTTGATGCGGCGGCAAGAAAGATCGAGGAAGCAAAAAAGGCGGGAGAAGGGCCTCAAGAAAGCCCATTCCCAACGCCCGAAGAAATGATAGAATTGATGGGGATTGAAGCCCAAACGCTTGAAATACGGAGAGAGGGGCTTGCCGTATTAGCACCACAGCCGGTGATTTATAAAGAAATTAATTCCAACGCAGAAAAGTTGAAAGAATGGTCAGCACAAACCTCATCATCTTTAGCCACATCTGCGCTAATGGGGGACAATGTTACGGAGTCGTTAAAACGTGCCGTCATTCAACTAATGATTATGGTTGCACAAGCTAAAATTTATGCCGCGATTATGGCCGCCGCAACGCCAGGAGGATGGATTGCTTCTATCGGTTCATTTTTATTCGGTGCATCACCCACGCAAGTCGCTCCCTCCGCTTCCGCAGCCGCGGGTTCAAAGATTGTCATCAATAATAACATATCAGGATTTGGGACCATTGATTCAAACTTCGCTTCGAACAGTCTCATTCCTGCCATAAATAAAGCGATCTCGACAGGACAGGCGAGGCTTGGGTAGATGCTCTCATTCGATAGCGGCCTTACCAACGCCCTCAAGAATGCCAACACCACCGCATTCTGGGTTCTCAAATTGTACTATAACGACGAATCGGCTTTTATAGGCGTTTCTGACCGCCATCGCCACGATGGATCTGATATATATTATGGATTGGTTGCATCCTGGGGAACATACCGCCAATCGTTAGACTTTTTTAACTTCACCACCTCAATCGGCAATATTAGCGTTACGCTTATTAACGCCGACAAGTCCATCCAGGGCAAACGATTCTCCGATCTTCTTGCTGATTACAATTTCGCCAATCGCAAATGGGAATTGTTTTTAAATACAAACGAAACTTCTACACTTGATACGGCAGCCCGCATGATTGCATCGGGCGTTATTTCAGGTGAAATCTCATACGATGACAATAATACGACTCTAACGCTTTTCGATAATACAACTCGGTTACATAAAAAAATTCCTGCGAATACAGTTAGTTCTTCCACATATACAAACGCTCCCACCAACAATATCGGCAAACCAATCCCTACGACTTACGGAGATTTTTCGGTAGATAGTAATGCCCCAACCGCAAGTCCAACGGAATTTGATAGACATTTTACAAAAGCGAAATTCCCCGCCATTATATCTGATGAATGGGATGCCACAAACGCAAGAGTGGAAGCCCTTGTTGATCAGCAAACTATTCACACACTTAATAACAAAAATATATATGGATATAAAAGTGGATTATATTTTCCCGTAGATGATGCCAATGCCACCGAATCGGAGACAGGACCCGCCACAATATCATTTAAGGGAAGTACCTGGTATGCGTATCTCCCATTGAAAAAACACAACTCCTATGATTCAGGGAATTATGCAAACGAAATAGATGGCGATTTTACTACGGCGGGGGATTCGTTAGATGCTCCGTATGATAATGCAAACGTCCGGGGTTATCGTGTCCCGAAAATTGCAAAAGTGGGAGATTATACTTCAGTCCGGTTACTAATTGATTTTAAGTCTCAATCCGGCACACCAAATCCCGGTTTATATGTTTCAAACAATTCCGGCGATAATGACGTTGCGGTAACTTGGGATGGAGCAAACCAATCGGCAAACATTAGTTCCTTATACGGCGCAACTGCACGAACTAATTGGGATTTTGAAGGCGTATTGTTTTTAGATTTAGATAATTCTGATGCCACTTCTGGGATTGCCTCCTTTGACTTGTATCAACTGGGGATTGAAATTGGATTTACTCCTACCACAGATAAAATATACACGCAAGAGATTCAAGAAACATACGAAAAAACTATCCCCGGGGGAATGGGCGGATATGCGGTAAGAACGCAATTTGAAAGAGAAGGTGAGGGCGGTGAATATGCGGAAACAACAACAATTCTATCAAGGACCATAACAACACTTACGCCATCAATTACTGATTATATTTATTGTTCTGGAAAAGGTCGGAAATACGGTGCTTGGATAGATACGGTAAACTCCGGCACAAGAAATTCGCAGAATGGAAGTGCGAATGATCCCGGTTATGCACAAAACGATCTAATTGAAAATCCGGTTTATATGATTGAGGATATTTTAAGAACCGAATTATCTCTCGATTCATCAACGACAGGGGCGGATATTGATATTACCTCGTTTGATTATTCCGGCAATACAACAGACGGATATTTGGGAGATATATACGAGGATGCGGTAGGTGATGTGAAGTTCGCCTTTTCACAGTATAAATTTATCAATTCAAAAGATATACTTGAGCGACTTGGGGCGCTTTGTTTCTCCTATGTATTTATCGGTGGAGATAGGAAGTTCAAGATCAAGACGTTAAGGCGCACCGATGACTATTCTTCGTCAGATCAGACCGTTGATTTTAGAGATATTGATTTGGGGAAGGTCGGGAAAACATCGATTGGTTCGGTTAAAAATTCCATTCTTATTAAATACAATCACGACTATGGGGCAAAACAAAACAAATCAGAAGCCACCGCAACCGATTCGACTTCGCAGGGAACTACAGTTGATGGATATAATCAAACCATGAAACTCGAAATGGATGCCAATGAAGTATTGGATTCGACAACGGCAACAAAATTGGCAGAAGCATATTTAGAGATCATGAAAGACAGGCGCGACACGGTGAATTTCAGTTGTGTCCGTCCAAAATATAATCACCTTGAGATTGGGGATATAATCAATTTTTCCAACTGGCCAGCCGATTTAAAAGTGTATGGCCAAACGATGGGCGGGTCATGGGATTCTACTACCGAGACTTTTTCTTCGGTTACAACAACCTGGGATAATATGGCGGCGGGCTATTTCATTGTACAAGACATTTCAAAAACAGTCACAGGCTGTTCAATTAAAGCAGTAAAGGTAAGCTGATGGCAAACATGAACATTGGGACTCCTCGATTTTATACAGACCAAATAAGTTATTTAATGTCAAGGGGAGTGGCACAAGATGGAAATTTTGATGTAATCACCGGCTCGAATCTAATCGGGATACAAACAGGATCAGAAGCGGAACTCTTTGATATGCGCCCACTCAATAAAGTGGATTTTGATACAAGCGCAAACGACTCGGATCATGTTCTTATTAATATAGACACACAAAGCACATCAAAAAAATCTTACATAGCAATTTTAAACCACAATCTTGTTTCGGCGGTTGGCAAAATAAGAATATTTGCCGGTGATATTGCAAGTGATGTTACCGCAATAGATGGAGCAAACGCCGATACCGCCGATATAACGTGGGCAGATGATACGGTCACAGATGTTGTTAATGGCGACACAACAACCGCGGCTTCTAATGATAAAAGCGTTGTTATTGAACCCGGCACAGATGGCAGCACAATAATTAAATTCGCAGAACAAACTAATAGGTATTGGGGAATCCAATTTGAAGGCAATACAACAAATACCGGAGTCGCCACGAATGGAACGTGGGGAAGTACCGATCTATTTATTGGTTGTATTATGATTGGCGAATATTATGATATGCCACACGCCCCCGATCTAAATATTACCCGGATGATTTCATATAACAGAATGAACGACTTACAGGAGTCTTATGGCGGGCAGCGATTCAGCAATCTAAAGTCTTTTGGCAGAACGGCGGGAAGTACATCTAAAAGTCCATTTACGACGGCTTCCAATGGATATGATTCTTATGGTGGCCGGATTATTTACGACATGAGTTTCAGCTTTCTGGATTCCACCAATCTTATGCCGGATGAATATCATATTGTCGCAGCCGATGACAGCTTTGTGGCCGATGTTTGGAACATGACAAACGGCAACCATCTTCCGTTTATCTTTTCGATTGATAAAAGTTCAGAGGGTCCCGATGCGGAATCTGAACATATCTTTGGCCGGTTCGCAAACAATAGCCTGTCCATGGCGCAAGTCGCCCCCAATGTTTTTAATATGAAACTGACGATTGAGGAGGAGTTTTAACGAGACTTTGGAAGAAAGTATGAGTAGTATAATACGCACATGAGTAAAATGTTACGCAGTAAATACGTTAGCAGTTGTCGAGTAATACTCGATAACTGAATCTTGACAAAAGTCAACAAAAATGCAAAAAGTTATAATCATAAGGCTATACCCTGAAATCTGAGAAAAAAAATAAGGTTACAGCCTGTCAGGTGAAAAGTATTCTACGCAAGTGCGTAGTTTATTACCG